CCTGCGCTTAAATCCTTTTTTCCTTGATTATCGATCTTATCCATAAGGCCTGAACTGTGGATTTTAAGATTGCCTTTGATTTGTTTGGCTTTGGAATCGTAATAAACTTTTTCGCCTACTACACCATGCACGCCTTTTTTTTCTGCTGGTGTCTCACCATTGCCTAACATTTCATGATCGTCCACGATAGGCATTAGACGCAAAGAATCAAGCGTATCTTTACGACTTAATTCTTCTTCAGGTCGCAAAACATAATAAATTTTTGACGGGTCTTTACCACCGATCATTGATCCCAAATAGGGATAAACTCCGACCGCACTTATGGGATTGTCAGGTATCTCGACAAAGCCATTGGTGTCTATTTCGCGTTTATCTATTATAGCTTTGGTCATATTTAATGTTTGAAATACTTTTAATATTTATATATTGCAAAAGTAGGCAAGAAAAGACTTATAAATTTATTCGCAACAGTAACATAATCTATTCTTTTTTGCAAAGAAATTTATATATTATTTTATTTCAAATAATACCGGCTTGAACAAGCACCGGCAGTTCGGCATATCCGAAGGATAGCCGTAAACAGGTTTACCATACATATCACCTATATAAGGCGGATCATCAAATGAAAATTGCTTTCCATTTAATTCTTCATGTAGTTTTCTCGGCTCACGAGATCCACTTGTGTGCATCCATTCAAATTTCTCTATTCCTGCATTTTTCATCTGAGCCATTGCTATGCCATTATAAGCTTTAGCGGATTGATCTTGTGTTCGAGTAATGGCGTAATTCTTTATGCCTGGATTGCGCGCTTCGAAAAATGGCACAAGATCAGCATAGCCTTTACCATTAGCAATACTGTTAAATACGGCTTTCTGTACATCATTATGATAGATAGGCGCTATGGTCTTAAAGAGTGCTGCGCTTTCCTGGGTAACTGCGCTTAACACTTCCTTCATCGTACCGGATTGAAATGCTATCGGGGAGAGTGAGACTTCACTAACCATTTTGGCAAATGCTTTATTAAGCTTTGCTTGATTGATAATCGCTGATTCTGTGGTGATTTTTTTCGCCCATATTGGCGCATAAAAGCCTAGTAGATTTTCGTATTTTCTTAATAGAGTATCAAGCCTTAAATTGATTAAGCCTGCAATCGTATCGTCATCAGCGTCCATAATAGCTTTGCGATTACTGGCAAATAATGCCTTAATCTCTGTTTGATATTCCTCTGTCATTTTTTGCACAAGTTCGCCCACTTGCTTTTTTATCTCTGCAAAAACAGGCGGGTGAAGAGGAGTGCTGACTATTGTTTTTCGTCTTTTTGGCATTTACATCCAAGCAAAACAATTTTAAATAATTCCGGCTTATTCTTAAACCAATTATTTAAGGTTTGAGGACTAACGCCAGTTAGTTCGGAGACTTCAGCAAGGCTTTTAACCCCTGCTTGTTTTGCGAATTGTGAGGCTTTCATTCCATAACCCTGAATAAAATATCTTCGTTTTCTTCTCTTAGCTCTTCAGCTCTTTTTTTTGCGTCATCTTCTGTTTCAAAATAACAGGCATCTTCAAAATCACAAGATGATGAAAGCCATGACTGAGTTAACTCATTGAAAAATTCTATCCTCATTGATTTTCTCCCAATAATTTTTTAACGCCATTGCTTAATTCGAGGCCATGTTTTTTTGATAATTCTTTTATTTTATCTATATTCTTAGTGTCCACCATAAATACACCTGATTTTATGTATTTTGCCCCTTGAATATTTTTAATATCTTTATAAGCACTATCAGAATATCCATATTCCATCATAATTTTACCTGCGTGTTGTCCGCTAGTCATTAATGACGACTTTAAATTTGGTAATGTTTTTGCAGGCTTAGCAATTTCTTCTGTTGATCCAGATATGTTTTTAACATCTTTTTTTAATATTTCATCAAAAAAACTAAATAATGGCGTGTACGCTCCTGTAGGTAATTTTATTTCTGTATTGATTTCTTTATTTTTTGACTCGTTTATTTTTGTTTTTAAAATATCAAACAATTCTTTGTTTGTTTCAGGCTTTTTAATTCCATTTTTTTCCAGTGCGCTTAATAAATCAGCTTTAATCATGCTTGCTTGTGATTTATTAGTTGAATCGGCTTGGTTTTTATACCAGTCTGACTCGGACAGTATGTGCGTCAACAAATTAAATCTATCTTTATGCTGACTCATAAATTTATCTACATTCATTTTCGTACCCTCGGTTGATTGTGATTTTTCTTTAACTTCGGGTGTTATTGTTTCATGTTTTTGTTGTTCTGTCAAATTGTTTGATGTTTCTTTGCTTTCAGATTCTTTCTTTTCGCCGATCTCATTAATCTTATCGCCATTAAATTTACCGCCTAAACCTGCAATTATATGACCTTCACCATCTAGCTTCACGTGCCTTCCTGTAGCTTCGCCTGTCTCTGCACTTTCGCCACCGCCTATAGTAATCCAGTGTTCGCCTTGTGCATCAAATACATTCGCCTCCTCGTCCTTCTCATTAAATTCGCGCCCTACTTCCTGCGGTATTCCAACCTTCTTTGCAAATTCAGGATTGTGAGCAACTGCCGCCATTAGACGCGCTTGTTTTTCTGACACACTCTTATCTTCAATATCCTGCTTTTCATCGATAGATTTAGTTAAATCGGCATTATCAAGCCAATCAATAAACTCTTCGACTGTCATAGTAGTCATGCTGCCAAAACCTGTCCAGCCTGGCTCATAATTTCTTAGATAGGCTTCTTTTGCCTCTTCTGGTGAGTTATATCCGAGCATTGATTTATGCTCATCAAAGTCATGTCTATCATCAATCTTTAGCTGATCGATGACATAAACGTATTTTGTAGCATTAAGTTCGGCTTGGGTAATATGTGGCTTAATAAATATGTCCGTACAATTATCATCATTATCTCGTGTGCCTGATATATAACCATAACTATCTTTTAACTGTGTACGCCATTTTTTCCCATCGGCATTTTTATGACTGCGCACTGAGCCATAAGGATTTTCTATCTCAAGTTTCAAGCCGTGATAATTTAATTTTGCTTTGGCGTAATCTTCGGCCTTAATGTCCTTTTTAGAAGGGAATGGCTTATCATTTAATGGGCTTTCAGCCGATTCTTCATGTATTTTCTTGTCGAGATTGGTTTCCATTACCAAATTTTCTGCGTCTTTAATATCGCTCTGTTGTGTGCGTGGCTCTTGTTCTTCAATGTTAATTTCAGGCAACCCAGCCATTTCAATACCACTATAATCACTATTTTTATCTGTGATTAATTGCTGGCGTATATCTTCCGGTGACAACGCGCCAATCATTGCATAGGTACTGGCTGTCTGCGCTTTAGTAGCATTCACATCGGCTGCTTCTTTTTCTGTCATTGCATCGAGTTTTTCCCACACAATATCTATTTCATCTGATATTCCCAATTCAGATTTAATTAATAATTGATAATGACGGTCGAGAAATGGCTCAAGTTTTGTTTGCAATGACTCAAGCGTTTCATGATATATAGCTTCTTCTGGGCTGCCTTTTTGCAGACCGCCGGATACATCGGTTTTCATAATCTTGCATACTGGCATTTGAGCGACACTGGCAACGAGTTTGTAACGACCGGCTACTAAATCATCCAATCCCATCAGTGAAGTTTGTAATTGCTCGAGCGATTCTTCTTCTCCAATTGCTTGCACGCCATAATTATTGCGTACATTTGCGAGCTGTCCTAGCTTTTCATCCATCAATTCAGGATTTAAAAGCGCCTGGCTTAAATCCATGTGCATAACATAGAGCCGCATATTTTGTATTAATTGCGGAATTTCTGCTGCTGTTACTTCTGCATTGTAGACTGACTCAAAAATTTGCTGCGTGAGAGAAATGGCTCCGTAAATATAGGAGGGTTTTAATATCTGCGCGACTTCAGAGTGACGGAAAATAATACAATGTGATTTATGATAGCGACGCCCAGCAATTACCCAAAATTCTGGCTCGTAGAAGTCTTGGCTGTTGGCGTTAGTCGAGTTGTTTCTTAATTCAGGATAGCAATAATAGGGATCATTCATAATGATTCCTTTATAACTACCTTTCTTCACACCATCAATATTGAATGGAAGCTCATAATAATCAGGATCGGATGATTCAACCTGAAATATAGCTACTCTCAAACCATATTTGCGCCCAAACACGCCAAAATTAATTAGACGTTCTTTAAGTTTCATTTTCTTATCTTTTGATAAGATTTTAGCCATTACTTTTTCATCAAATTCTTCACCATCATTTTTAGTGATTTTCCAGCCTTTTCGTATAGAATCTTCGACTGGAGCGGTCGATGCGAGATCGATGAGCCAATGCTGAGAAAGAATCGCACAAGCTTGGTAACCAATAAAACTATGTGCGCCAAACCAATTTATGTGCGTATCGCTTATTGATTCTCCATAGCCACTATTAGTGCCTAGATTAGCTGTTTCAAAATCCATAACTCCCGTTTTTAATGGCGGTACGGTTATGGCTTTATTGGTTACTTCTTCCAATATTTCATCGCGCGTCTTGCCTAATCTCTTGGCAATACGTGTTGATGGCGTTAAATCCGGTTCTTCGATAGGTTGTTTTTTACTGAATAATGTTCCGAACATTAGAATAAAAGCCCTGTTTTAATTGCTGGTTGACATGCCATGATAAAAGCATCCGCTAAATTTGGTGACATAATATCACGTTTGGCTAAATCTTTTTTACTCTCGACTTTAACGCGGCCGGCTAAATCAAAATCGCGTTTTGGTGTACATAACTCGTCTATTAATTTATCCAAATGAAGCATATTGCTATCAATAAATATCATTTCATCCAACTCAAATTTTTGTCCATTTTTAACTGCATTATAAGTGTTTTGCAATCTATCTGCTACAAGCCACCAGGATTGACTTTTGATATTGCTAAAAAAATCCTTATTCTTTATGTTTGTGTTTTTATAGCGTGCATCGGGTTTATTAACAGCTCCACCGGCAAAATATTTATTATGCATTATTGGCTTTATATTTCTATCTTGTGTGCTATTTAACTCATTGAATTTTGCGCCACTTGATGCGCCAACGCCAATTGCATCATAAATAATTTCTGTTCCGCGTTCTCTTGCTTCGTTCCATACTCGTGTACAGCTTTTGAGCAACTCATCTTCTTTGGCTTTCCATAAATCAGCCCAAGTTACCAATGATCCGTAACACTCAACCATTGCACAGCTATCCTCGCCGCTATCAGCAACATCAAAACCAATACGCCTTGATCCGCTATTCTCAACGCCTAATGCTATATGTGCATCAATAGCCGCCATCACATGAGAGCGTTTTATTATGCTTGTCTCATCATCACTACGCGGAAAGCCTAGATAAATATGGTTATAATCGTCCTCATCCTCAAGCTTTGCTGCTTCAATGATTTTAAGCATTGTATTAGATAGGAATTGATTTTCATCATAATTTATTTTTCTGATAACTGTATCGGGCGGAGGGTTAATTACGAATCGTCGCCACACAAAATCAGTGCAAAGCCTTGGGTTGAATATAAGCCAATTTTCGGAGCCTTCTTTACGAATGGTTGGTTCTATAATATCCCATTGCTCTTTAGTTAATAAATGAGCTTCTTCGGCCCAGTGAATATCAATACCTTCGAGTGATTTGATTTCATCTACATGGCGCCATAAACCATAAAATACAAATTCACTTCCTGTTGTTGTGCAGATTATTTTATTGTCTAATATCCTGAATTGATCTTTTAATCCAAAACGTTCTATCTGTATTTTAAGCAAAGTATAGACTGACTGCTCAATTTTGTTCTGAAATTGTCGAGTGCATAAAAAGCGTGTCGGTGAATAAGCTGCTCGCGCTATTGCTATACCAGCGGCATCCCATGATTTGCTTGATGCGCGGCCTCCATATAGCACACGGTTTCTTGCTGGTATGCTCCAAAAATCTTTTAATACGGGATTTAATGAGGCCATTAATCCTCATAGAAATCTTTGAGTTTGCGTGGCTCGGGGAAAGTATGTTCATTTGCTACTGTTTCTCTCCATCCAGCTTGAGTTTTCAGATAGAATATTGCACTTGAGGTATCTCCATTAATAGCTTTTTCAAGCAATCCCCCACCTACATTTTTAATGGCAATTGCTTTTCCTTTTTTATAACGTTCAGAAACTTGAATATCACGCTTCATTATTTCATAGAATGTAACCTTGCTTATTCCTAAATAATCAGCTATTTGTTCAATACTTAATACTGCCGCAAGTGCTTCAACTTGTGCTATTTCATCATTAGTTAAAACTCTAGGCGGTCTACCTCCTAAATTTTTATTTTGCTCTTCCATTATGTAATTACCAAATCAAAAAAACCCCAAACCACGCCATTGACATTTTGATTATCATAAGCTATTAATTCAGCTAAATATTTTCCACTCAATAAATTTAATTGTCCGAATTTTAAAATCATTCTATCAGCATGTGTTAAATCAAATGCTGAAGGCATGCTAATACTATTTATAGCTACATTACCAATTTTGACTTCTACTTTTATTAATATAGTGTGGTCAATGATAATTGCTGCATTTTGATTGTACGGAATATAACTTAGCTGTAAATCTACAGTATTGTCATGTCCTATATAAATAATACCTATATTATTATTGTTCATTTATTATCAGATTATCATTAACTATTGTGATCGATCTTATATAAATCAAATTCTTTATAAAATATTTTGATTCTAACGGAATTATATTGTTACCAATATCGTGAGGATTATAAACATTAACACCACCCAAAGCAATTGTAATGGAATTACCATTTAAATTGACATTAAGTGTTAATGATAAGTTTCCGACTGATAAATTCGTTTGTTGTCCTATTAATGCCAATTCTTTTGCGATTAGTGGCAATAAAGTTCCAACATCTAAAGCTAAACCGAGTCCATTTATCGACTTATCAATTGTAGGTATAAATGCGCCGCTAATAACGGATAATGCTTGTCCGGTTAATGGGACTGAAATATTGTTTTGGATATTAACAGTAAGCGTGCCTTCACTTGCTGTAATCAATTGCCCTGTTAATGGCACAGATAAAATAGGGATTGTTTGTCCCTGACTCGCCGTTATATTATTTCCCGTTAAAAAAATTGAACTTATTGATTGCAATTGTCCTTTTTGCGCATTAAATTCCGATCCTGATAATAAATTTATTGTTGCGGGATTTAATAAGCCTTTTGTTATGGTACTTTGTAATCCGGATATTGCAGTATCGATATTCGATGTAAGCACTCCATAACCGCTTTGCATCTCCCAACCCACTAAAACAATTTGTGAATTTATGACTGGATTTACGATTCCTTGAGCTAATGTTATCGAACTACCAGCAATGGGAATTATTGAATTTACTGTCAGCAATCCTTGCTGAATAGTTATTGATTGTCCTGATAAAGTTTTATTTATAGTAGATATTAAAGTTCCGCTCGAGAGCGTAGATAATTGACCAGATAAAGACTTATCCATTACAGCTATTAAAAGCCCTTGTGAGTCAATTATGGCTTGACCTGTCAAAGAAGTTTGTCTGTCTACTGATAAAGAGCCATTATTATTATTAATTAATAACCCTGATAATCCAATATTATTATTAGCTAATACACTTCCTTGATTAGATACAAAAGATTGACCTGTTAAAATGCCAGTTAAATTAGCTAAAATCGATCCTGTAGCTTCGGTTACTGCCTGTCCGGTTAAACTGTACAATAAACTTGCTAATAATGTACCTTGTGATGATGTTATCGAAAAACCTATAATTGATATATTTCTAGAGCTTGACAAACTTCCATTGCTTGATGTTACAGCTAAACCGCTTAATGCGAGAATAATATCGGAAGTTGAGGATGAATAGTTATATAGATTTCCTGTGGGTTCTTTAAAAATTTGCCAAGGATTATCGTTTAATGATTTTATTTCAAAATTTGATAAAGAACGATTAAAAACTAAAAATAATAACGTATCTGTTGTAGCATATGCAGTATTATCATAACTATTTAATGTAATAGGGACATTTTCCGCCATTGTTGAAGGTAATGTGACTGGAGAATAAATTGTCCCCCCATAAATACCTGTTCCTGTAGAGGATGCGCCATCTACATTATAAACATATCCTATTAATTTTGTTTCTCCCATCACCGGAGTAAATCCTAAATTATAAAAAGTTACTCCACTCCATAAATAAATTGTTCCAGCATAGAGATAAAAAGTAAATTCTGTATTTACATCAACAAATAATGATGAATATACACGAAATGTTGTATTATCGGCGCCGCGGTCTTTTTGAAGCATCAAAATAGTATGTGATGCTGTTCCTGCGTTTACTTTTTGCCTTGAAAATGTAAAATAACTTGATGTGAAACTAAATCCTTCTCCATAGGGAGATATAACATCTTGCGGATAAGTATCCCCTGTTGAAACTGCTATTTCGCCATTTATAATATTTACTAAATCACTGCCAATTTTTTGCGTGGCTATAATCAAATTTCTACAAATCGGATTATCCCAATCTATTTGGGCGGCATAAGTCGGTTGGCTAGTATGATGCATTATGCGTTAGTGTAATTGATGCCTTGATAGCTTATAGCATGATTACCTGCCGTGGCGTTTAGAGCTGCGACGGTATTATGAACAATGAATAAGGTATGAAAAGGCGGAAGTGTTCCGCCGAATCTCTGAGCTAAACTAACAGGGCCAAAATCATAACGCCTTGCTGTTGTGGTTGTATCTACATCTAAAGAGACAATTAATTTTACAAATCCACGGCCTGTCCCTGCGCTCGATAGAGTTCTAGCAGCTGCCGTGGCGGTAATAACGTCTTTTGCTGTTGTTCCTAATGAGACAAGGCCAGCAATGCAATAAATAACAATTGATGTATTTATTGTTGGTGTAGTTCCGGTCGTGATAAATCCATCAATAATAATATCATCAAATTTAGTAGACGTATTATCAATTTCGTTGGTTTGATAACCTGCAACTAATGATGATGACGAAGCAAGGGAAGCGATACCGCTTGTCGTGTAAGCTGTTTTTGTGCCATAGCCTATGCTTAAGGTAGTCATTTTACCAGCCCATTAAATTCATGACATCTTGAAAATAAATAAATCCTTCAATTGCCATTGTTGCTGGGGCCGCTGTAGTTCCTGTTCCATTTGCTAGCAATTTTTCTAAAATAGTAGCTTTTCGATAAATAATATTTTGTACCGACGTCCAGCCAGCGTTTAAATTTGCTCCTGATGATCCGCTAGGTATAGACGTCAAAGCATCTTTTAGCCCTTGTACTTGCGTAGCTTTCGATGCATCAAAATAAGTACGACTCAACAAAAGCATTTGCACAACATCGAGTTTTAATTGACAGATTAAAGCTCTATTTTGATAAGTTACGGTATTATCAGGAGCATCGGTAGGCGTATATTTTGCCCAAGATATATTGTCGTAAATATCAGAAACCAGAACTTTTGTATTAAATACAAAAAAGTCTGGGTTTGCTAGCATATTTAAAGCTGTAGCAATTGCATAAGCGCCGTCAGAATTAGACTGATAAGAATTTAATACCGGATCAGCCAAAACATAATTTTTTATGGTTTGTTGTTGAGCAGTTGTCAGATTCATTATGCCAGTCTCAAAAGTGCATTAGTAGAATCATTTGTTGGCATAGTAAGCGAAAAGTTTGCTGCTGTGACGGTTTGGCTACCGAAGCCATAGCTTGCTACTGCATTTTTACCAGCCGAAGTGTCATTATAGATTAATACTGTATCAAAAGCGGTTGCAAGTGTTACATTTGACCAGGAAAAAGAGGCGCTTGGTGTCCAATAAGCCGTTGTTCCTGATGAAGCGGGAGCATTAGCATTAGTTACGGCCGTTCCAGTTGCGGTGTAATTTGTCCCTGAAACTTCGCCGCTTGCTGTGTAAGCGGTTGTTGCTGCGGTAATGGTTGCAGTTGTTAAATAGAGAGCGGCTTTAAATGAATCTTTTGTTGTTGCTCCTCGGATTACAGAAGCTCCAAAAGCATGGAGGCCGTTTAATAGATCGACTTTAAAACTTGTTGATATTGCGGGCGTGTTACTCATAATTTATTGATTCCTATTAAGAAATATTGCCTTGATGGGTCTCGCCTTCTGCACCGTCGAGTAATTTTACATGTTTTGATTCTTTGACCAATTCACCAGTTTCTTTATCGTGATATTGTTCACAAAAAATAATAGCTCCTTTTTCACCTATAATTGGCTTTAGTGCTCCGCTTTCATCCTGTATTAAAATACACGTATATTCTTTTTGAATATCCCAATGCGTTGAATAATTAAGCGTTGATTCTGGCACATTGCCATTTTTAGTATAAATCACGGGTTCCATTTAATACCTTTTTGCTGTGAATGATTGCCCTGTCGTTGCACCTATAATACTGATAGCACCTAAAGGCCGGGAATTTGTAGGGGACTCGTAAAGAGTCCCTGCGGTAATTTCAAGAGAAGGTTGTCCAAGAATAGCGGTTGCTCCTTCGTCATTGATCCAAAGTGATCCTGAGCTATTATTTTTTATTGAATAACCAACAAAGCCGGATAAAGAAGTAATGACGGGTGCTAATGATTGTGCAGTCCCGCCAGTTGTGATTGTGCCTGAAAGATTCATATTATCTCGTATGGGAAGGATAAAATTTACTTATTTTCTCAACCTTACCACAATCTAAACAAATTTTCAAGCCTTCGCTATGGCGATAAGTAAATTTATCATGCATATCGAAAGAACATCGCCATTGTTGATAATATTTTTTAAATTTTCTTAAAAATTTATAATACATCTGATAATTCCCACGGATAAATAGGAACATTATATTTTATCATTCTCAAAAATGCTCTTTTTTGTCTGTTTAAATTATTCTCAAAATGAGGATGCCAAATATTATCATTAACAATATTCCGATCCCACATTATTAATTTTGATCTTATTTTATCGGCTTCCTGCCAGTTCTTTAGATTTTTAAAGTGCTCCCATTGGTCATATAATATTTCCAGTATCTCTTTCTCTTCTGGCAATAATTTATTTAAATCGTTTATATCCACATAAGTGCTCTGCAATTTCATAAATCAACCTTGATAAACCAAGTATTAAAATAATGCCAAAAACAAATAATCTGGCAACCGGTAAAAACAAATTGATCATAATGTTACCCTGTATTTTCCTATACTCCAAGACACTGGTTTTTGTTTGCTAATAAGCAAATTGAATTTTTTGAGCGCTTCTGTAATTTCGTCGGGTAAATCATCGCACCAATAATCCTCCGGTATCTGTGATAAATAAACAGGCTCGCAAGATACCAGTCTTAAACTAGCCTCTATACATTCATCTATTAATGGTTGGTCAAAATCAGCAATTGCCTGATCAAGATCATCGGCATCAAATATGTATTTGTCGAGAGTTTCAGAATAAATCAGTGTTTCATAATCCCATGCTATTTTTTCGCGATTTTCATATCTGTTTTGATCGCTCTTAAATCTACAATCATTACACAGAGTATAATATTTAGACGCAGGTGCGCCGCAAACCTTACAGGCTCTATGTGTGCACCCGTCATATCTAGCAGCGTCCTCTCTCATATAAAGATTACCTTTTGAACTTTGCCATAATTCGAGTGTGACGAGTTTGGCAGCTTCGTCACTGGTATCTAAAATCATTTCATTAGTCCCGATAAAGCCCGTTGACGAGACTCTCTTACTGACAATTCGGAACAGCTGACACTAATTGCTACGCGCTCACAAAATCGATCAATCATTGCCTCGCTTGGTTTGATATTGATTTTTTGAAATTCACGTTCAAGCCACTCTTTATCTTGTTCCCAATATTCTATTGTGTTACTCATATCTTAATTTCCCATCACGGTAATCTTTTAAAATTCTTTCAAGCGTAATGAGAGTGTTGTGTATTTCTTTTTGTTTTGGACAATTTATCCCATTGTCATCCCAATCATTCGCCGAATCAAAACATAAACCATCAATAACTATATAACTTGAATTTACATAATCATTAAGTAAAGTTATGTCTATTTTTTCAAAAGGTTTTGGTTTCATAATTTTCCTTTATAAATTTTACGATTGTTAATTTTTTCCAAAATAATTTTTTTCACATAGTATTAATAGCGCTACTTTGCTTAATATCCGGCCTCGGTACTCTTCCGGTCTTTATAGCCTCTCGCAAAACATCAATTGATTTATACTGCATAATATCTGCGAAATCACGAGTATTTATTAGCGAATCATCAGCCATGTATTTTAGATAGTCCGGTATTTTTGGATAGTGTTTAGACATTCAACCCTCGATACTACTGTGATTCGGCGATTCCGGCGCAAAAACAACAGCTACGCTAAATAGTGTCATGCTTGCGAGTATTAAAATTGCCAACATTTCTAAAGTTTCTTTCATCTCAACATGCTCCTCGGTGCTTTGCCGTGAATGGTTCTACAGTTACGATATTCTTCACGCTTTTGTTTGTGTTCTTCGATGCGTTTTTGCTTCTTTTTTGCGTAGTACGCATCGTTATACTCTTTAGTATTTCTAGCCATAGTTCAAATTCCTAAATTTTTTTGGCCATTTTATCATACGAATAGGCCGCCAGTATTGTCGTTGTGCTAGCCATGCGCTAGCTAGTTTATTATCAAGCCCCATGCCAGTCACTACCCATCAAATAACCATCAAATTCCGATATGTCGCAAAAAAACACAGCGCCTCTCCCGTCGGCCATGATCCTAATTTTTTCCTCATTTATAGACCCAATTAATTCTCTATTGCGTCCGATAAAGTAATAGACTCTCACAAATCCCCCTTAGCATGCAAATCTAGCATGTTTTTCCTTGCGTTTTGCCTTTTAATCTCAACAATCTCTCTTTCCTCGGCTGACAGCATTGCTAATTTTTTTTCTGCCAAAATTCTGCGTGTTTTTGCAGTTAATGGACGGTAATCGTAAAGTTCGCACTTTGTTATCGTGCAATTCTCCACTTGTTCGATCCATGTCCCGCCCGCGAGCGGGTCGTAAATACATCCTTTACAATGCGCTTTAATTGCTTGTTTTGCACTCATGCCCATGCCTCCAAAAAATAAAGCCGTTCGCCGCTTTTCATTTTAATTTGTTCTCCGCGTCCCATTCTGGACAAGCGGGATTGTTTGTATTTTTTCTTGCCGACATAAATTTTATCGGGTTTAAAATTCTTTTTCATTGTTGCATCGTGCTCTAAATAAAAAGCAGCATTTTCGCTTATAAGAGCTACTTTTCTTATAAGGTTTTCATATTTCTCATGATCTTTCATAATACACCACCTGCGCTTGCGATTGTATAGACGATTGAGACTAGCTCAATCATAATTATTGTTACCAACACTATTACGCATCTCATGACACGAACTTCTTTAACGATGCTGAGGTTTTCTTTTCGCCATCTATGTAAGCGTCGTGTGTTACATAGCAGTTTTGGCGGCTTAATGAGATTGCAAAATGTAATTCAATGCCGTCGCCTTCATAATCAAATTTTTCTTGTTCTTCTTTCCATGTTCTTTGGCTAGCATTGCCAAAATTTGACCAAAAATAAGAATTTTTGTATTTTGCATTTTTTGTCAAAAATGTTTCGATTGCGTTTTTGGTTTGTTCGCTAACAATTTTTTGAGTTTTCATAATCTGCACCTATTTTTTTTGTTATCTTGAAAAGCCAATCTCTTCAAGTCGGGTATATTAAATCATAGATTTAATGTAATATCAATACATAGCATTAAAAATAATTATAGATAAGAGCTAAAAATAACAAATCTGTGTAACTTTGTGTAGTGTTGTGTAAGATCATCTTACACAACTTTTTATCCAGCTATTTTTTATATAACTATATGATATATATATATATTATATATATTTATATATATATATTTACTTATTTGTGTAACAGTGTAACGCCACCCCCTTCTCTTATTTTTTTTATATAAAAATACTTATAAAAATATATGTAAATATATACCCATATACACCCCCCCTTACACATGTTACACAAATGCCATCTAGGCCACGGCTGGCGTGGCCTAGAGGTCTTACACAAACCCTTACACAAGCCCTTACACATTACACAAAATCAACCAACACTAAACAATATTCTTCCCGTAGCATCATGGAGCACTTTAAGCTTTCCATTATCTGCCATTCTATTTATTGCTGATTTTATGGCTTTTATCCTATCTCCTGACATTTCTTTAAACGGTTTTGTATTCCTAAGGCTGTTAATAATTTCTCTTTCAGTCTTCCCTTTTCCAGCCTTTTCAAGATATGAAATAATCGCTACAAATTCACTGCTATAACCAAAAACCTCTTTCATTTCACACATTTTAAACATATTATTTAAAAGCCAATCAGCAATGCCTATAGCGCTCAAGATAATGCTATCTTCTATAATGTCGCCTGAATTATTAAAGACATGAAGGTTTGCTGCTATTTTCATAATCTGCATGTTTATCTTCCCCGCAGAACCTCTTAAAAAAGAATGTGAAAATTTACCACCATCAATTAAATGTGGCTCAATGCTATTCCTGTATTCATTTATCAGCTTAAATCCACTATCATTTATTTTTAATAACAAAAGGTCATCTAGCCTCTTTGGTTCATCCAACGCGGATTGATAAAATCCACAGCAATCATGATAATAAGAGTACAATTCATGATCATAATGCGACTCCTTAGTATGATCCCTAGTACCTAAATTATGCCCTTCCGATAGCATTAAAAATCTCTCTGATATTCCAGTGCCACACGATGCCTTCAAAACTTTTTCAATGCTTCCTTCCTGGGCAAATAAAACCACACCCCCGCATATTCTTCCACTATAACATTCGCGAGTGACACGCTGCCCATTAACGTACCCACCATCAAAACCAGATAGCAAAACATCGTTGTTATTAGCCTTGTCTGATCCTGTATAAGATAATCCTAAAAGACTATCAAAAATACCTTGTTCGCTTGATACAGCACTAAAAAACCCGTTTGTTGCAGTTAGGGATTTTTCTAGCCCCTCTGAAGTTGTGTTAGTTATAAATAAAGCAGGTGGCTTACCATTGCTTAAAGCTGAATGGACTTTTTTATCGTTCATATCATGGAATGGTTTTGAAAAGATATTTATACACCATGACTTAGAGGCGCTAGGCGGCTGCTCTCCAATAGTATAAAGTCCTATAGGTAATCTGGTTCCGTTCTTATACGTCGTGCAATAAACACGATTAGCCATTGATGAAAATACACCTAAGCCAATTAAGAAAACTGAATTTTTTGGTAAATGAGTTTCATGAGCTACCTGTATTGCCATTCTTTTTAATAAATGGTCGTCAGGTATGAAGGACAATAAATCATTGACTTTATTTTTTATAATTTTGTATGTTGGCTTTTCCCATGCAGGATATTCAATAGAAACATACTTTTTATTTGGATTTATCCATCCCTGGCGCATAGCTTCGGCAAAAACGGCAGCATAACCTGTTCTTTCAGGTTTGAAGCTATCCCATGTTTTGGCGTCGTTAAGCGGATCAAAAGCATCGCTAGTAGCTGACCAGGCAAGCCAAAGAGCGCGCCCATTGTCGCCAATAGTTTTTAACGCATGCCCCATATCAATCCATAGCTTTCTATCATCGGATTTCATAAAAAACAATGCAAGGCGTAAATTGTTTATAACCTCAGGCTTAACTTCTTCATAAGTACATTTTTCACCATTAATCGAAGTTATCGTATGTAATGGCTTCAAAACACGCTCTACATAATCAGCCAGACAAATAGGTTCACCTAGACTAGAGCATCTACCAGTAACGGTAAAATAACGACCTTCACAATAGGCTTCTATACCTGTTCCATTACTGCCCAACGCATTAAATCGGCGCCCATAGCCGATAGCATGAACGCCATCTCCGCTAGGACTATGCTCTACATAGCCTTGTAAATCCTCTGCCATATCACCTAACAAAGGATGCTCTGAGAGGCCATCAAAATCCACACCTTGCCAGTAATTACCTGTTTCGTCTTTACCCAAGGCAAAGCCAAGCCCTTCGTATTTACCGCCACTTAAAACCCTTAAAGCGCCTTCAAACGTGGCAAAATTCGCTATGTCATGAGAAGCATCAAGATTCCCATTCCTTGGCGTTCCATTAGCGTAATAGGGAACTTTTTTATCTTTTTTTGGATTACCTTCCTTATCAAATTGTGTTATTCTTTTCCATAAAATCCAGCGTTTAGCCGCTTTCATCATTGGCGATAGTTCATCGTAATCATCCATAATAAATTTATTCATTTTTTGCCTGCTATATTTAAAATCCTCTCAGCCTCAAGCCGTACCAGTTCTCTAACTATCGCGCTTTTTGATGTAAATTTTTTATCCGCCAATTTTTGTAGTAATTCCATAAATTCTTTTGATACTTTTATTTGTAGAGCCATATCTTTCATTTATATTTATTCCTATTGTAATGAAAAGGTATTGACATTATAATTATAAATGTTAAGCTGTCAATTCTTTTTAATTATTTAGGAAAAACAAATGAAAAGCATAAAAGATTACAAGCCGCGTAAAAAAGGCGATACAGCAATAGCCTTTTTTCATTACTGGGAAGATGGAAAAATAAATTTACAGGGATATATTACAGAACTTAGAAATGATTATTCAGGAACATGTCAATTATTTTCCTGGTTAGGAGGGGGTGAGACAGATGAAATACATGTAACGAGCGCTTTTTTTGAAGATTGTACTTTTTATGATTCTGATTATGCTATGAATATAGCATATAAAAGAGGCAATAAAAAATGAGCGGAACAATTAACGGAAACTTTGACGGACGTTATTCAAACGGCAATGATTTGCAGCGAGAACGCGACAAAGCATCATCAAAAACAATAGCAATACAAGACCCTAAAACAAGATTTTGTGAGGGATGTCAACGCCTTGTCCCGCGGCCAAAATTTAAACTTTACAAGGGCTGGCGCTGTGAAGAATGTAAAAGCAACAAAAAGCTTGACATTAAATTAAAAACTATTAAACTAACTCTGTAATTTAATTTTTATGAGTAAAAAAAGTGAGTGAAGAAAAACCCAAAAAACAAACTATAACATTTAATTGCGATAGTGAAATTAGAAAAAGAGCCGTGGAAGCAGCAAAGTTAACAACAGGTAATTTTTCTTTCTGGATCGAACGGGCAATTGAAGAAAAATTGGCACGTCACGAGGCGATTGAACAATCTTATAGGAGTGATGAATGAAAGTTTTTATCACAAAATTAATTCAGGATTGGACAGAATATGAGCTTTCTTGATGACTTAGACATAACAGAAAGCCCAATAAACGGCCCCTATTTTGGAATTGTTTACGGTCATTCCGGTGTTGGCAAGACTTTTTTGTGCGCTCATGCTGAAAAGCCTGTTTATATCCCCTTAGAAAAAGGAGTTGAGCGAGTTCCAAACGTAGGCAAACCTGTTAACAAATCCGGTGAGATTGTTATGCCACGCTCAACTGATGAGTTTTTTCAGCTATTGCAATGGGCGACAAAACACCCAAATGGTTATAAAACCATTGTTATTGATTCCGGTATGTTTGCGGATAAGATCATGATTGAGGGCATTATTGCAAAAACGCCAAAAGTCAAAAAAGGTGATGCTTTTATCGATGTTGAAAGTATTGCTGATTACCACTATGGTGAGGGTTATGCAAAGCTTTTGGCGTTATGGGAGTCACGCTTTTTTAACGCATTAAATTTTATGCATAAACGCGGATTAAACGTAATCCTGATTGCTCATGCAAGAGAACGTAATACAAGAGACACGAGCGGCGATGAATTTAAAAAATGGGGAATAGATATGGCTCAATTTGGGCAATATTCAGTTCCTAATCTACTGAGCGCAAAAGCTGATTTTGTTTTGTTTATGCAATCCAGCATAAATACGCGCAAAAAAGCTAACCAATTTGGAGGCGCTAGAACTGTAGCAGATCGTGATGAGCAGCCGGAAATCATCATTTATACACGCGGATCGAGTGCGTTTGATGCAAAAGTACGCACTGAAAAGATGGAGAATGTACAGGATCAATATATCATCGATCCTAGAGATCCCGAAACATCAAAACAATTATTTAGAGATTTGGAGAAATAAAAAACATGACAACATTCAAAAAAGATGAAACAAAAGTACGAAGTTTTTCAGCCGGACCAATTACACACAACGGTTTTTATCAAGTAACAATACAAAAAGCTTATGTCCGCAAAGGCACGCAGTCAGGCGCACAAAGCGAAGCAATACAGATTGATGGTGTAACAGAATCAGGTCAATACTGCTCTATCGGGCTATGGTATCAAGCCAAAAATGGCATGCAAACAGACAAAAACGGCAAGGATTTGCCGGCATTACAACAAATAAATGACTTGCAAGTTTTACTTGATATTGACGAGCTAAAAGCAGTGCCAGGCAAAGTTATGATTTATGATTATGAGCTTCGGCAAGATGTAGAAACTAAAAAAATGATTTTCAAAGAGCTGATTGGTGCAACTATTGGCGCATTGTTTGAAATGCGCTTTGATGACTATAAGAGCAATAAACAAGGCAAAGAGGTCTTTTCTCCAGAATTTTTACAATTTGGCGACGCTGAAACTATGGCAAGCGCGGCGGAATATCTTAGCGGTGATGAGCCAGTAGCAATACAGCGTTATCTTGATAGACTGAATTGCGAAGAGGATCGGCATATCGTCAAGCAATCATCAAACCAACCTAATGTACCTGTTAGTGAGCCATTGCCGCAAAAGTATGATGATTTTGATGACTCAATACCATTCTGATATTAACTAACACAACCGCCACGGATGGCTATTTTTAATAATTTTATAGGTGCTAAATGAAAAAACAAACAATCTACGAGCTGCAAATAGAGCAGCAACAAGCAATAGACGCAATCGAATGGTGCGACACTGACGATGAGCGAATAGAAGCATTAAAATCTTTGAATCTGACGTTAAAAAAAGTTGAAAATAAGCTGGCATTTTGGGTCCCGCTTCTAATGGAACAGCGCGGCAAAACTGAGCAGGCTAAAGTTGCATATAAACGCTTTAAAGAACAGCATGAAGCCAACATCAAACGCAACGAAAACAATGAGAATTGGATTGAAAGCCACGTTTTAAAGCTGATGGTTGATTTTAACATCGACAAATTTGATGATGGTTTATTTAAAGTTAATCATGGACTAACGCCGGGATCGGTTGAGTTATGCGTTGATTTTGACATTGAAAAGTTGCCTGACAAGTATGTGACAACTATTCCTGAGCAGAAAGTACCTGATAAAAAAGCCATGCTTGAAACGCTGCGTGCGGCCATTAAAGACGAAAAAGGCAAGCTGTTACCGGATGTTACTTATGTCGAATTGCCTGAATTACCTGGTGTTTTGCTTGACCGTAAAGAATCGCTGAGGGTTAAATAAACAGAAAAGCCTTGCTTTCTTTCACCAAGTTAAGTTAAAATAGCTTTAATTAATCAGTGTGCAGACTGATGAAAGTTTCTTCATGCCCTCACCTCTTTGGCCCCTTCATTATATAGCTGCACCCTATATTTTGTTTGTGGGCCGCTTTTTTTGTAGTATAATATAAATAGTCGTAGTGGACTATATGCAGAATTTAAACAAAACCGAATTATTTTACACGTTGGCTTCTGCAGCCTCCACTACCGTGTTCAAGAGTTCGGTTTTTTTTATGGCTAAAGAAAATGAAAAACGAATTAACACAAGAAAAATTAAAAGAATTGTTACATTATGATCCTAATATAGGAGATTTTATATGGAAAGAAAGGAAAAGTTTAATTGGCAAACAAAAAGCATTTAATACAAGATTTTCTGGCAAAAAAGCAGGAGTAAATAGTAGAGGATATTTAGTTATAAGAATAAATGATAATTTGTATTTTTCACATCGTTTAGCTTGGCTTTATGTATATTCTCAATGGCCAATAGATCAAATAGATCACATTAATGGAATAAGAAATGATAATAGAATAGTAAATTTAAGAGAGGCAATTAATGCAGAAAATTGTCAAAATCTTCATAAAGCTAGTAAAAATAATAAATCAACAGGATTATTGGGTGCATTTTATTGCAAAATAATGAAAAAATTTACTTCAAAAATAGGTATAAATGGAAATTATATAAGACTTGGATATTTTGAAACAGCTTTAGAGGCGCATGAAGCTTATTTGAAAGCAAAAAGAGAATTTCATCAATTTAATACATTATGAAAAAGGAATTAAGATATTTTCAAAAGGAAGCAATAGACTCGATTTTAGATTCATTAAAACGCGGAGAAACTCCTTATATTAATGCTGTTACAGGATTTGGGAAATCGGTTGTTTTAGCTGAAATAACAAGGCGTGCATTGAATAAAAATAAACGCATATTACAATTGGTTCCAAATCATACTTTATGTATTCAAAATTATGAGCAGACATTTAACCATATCGATAAAAAATCAGAGATTGGTATTTGTTGCGCAAAAATAAATAAATATGAAGTTAATAAACAAATTGTTATAGCAACTCAAACGTCATTTTTAAGTCGTAGGGCAACAAGCGGAAGTTTTGATATATTGCTTATTGATGAAGCTGATTTAGTAAGTCCTGAACCAACAACTACTTATCAAAAAATAATACGATCATTACAGCGTATTAATCCAAAAATGTTAATTGTTGGCATGACAGGTTCGCCGTTTAGAAAAGATCAAGGACAATTACATGATCCTGTTAAAGAAGGTATAAGGATTTTTACAGAATGCTGTTATGAATCAAATATACCAAGACTGATAAAAGAAGGTTATTTATCGTCAGTAAAAACACTTAATACTCATATTTCAGTTGATTTAACAGGAGTAAGATTAACAAGTTCGGGAGAATTTGATCAAAATCAAGCTGGTGTTAAATTCGATGCAATAATAAAAGATGCTGTTATAGATTTTAAGCAGCTTTTTAAAGAAAATGGAATAAAAACAGCTTTAATTTTTGCATCAACCATAGCAAATGGACAAAAGATAGTTGATGAATATAGAAATTACAAAGAATGTAAATTAGCACATGGTAATTTATCAAAAAACGAAAGAGATCAGTTAATAAAGTGGCTTAAAGATGGGCATGGTAATCGTTATCTTGTAAATGTTGGGCTTTATACTAGAGGGTTTGATTTTCCAGGACTCGAGGCATTAGTGCTTTTAAGGGCCACAACGTCATTGCGATTATATTTGCAAATAATAGGCAGATTGCTAAGAACTCATGATGAAAAAGACCATGGTTTTATTTGTGATTATGGTAGTAATATTGAGAGATTCGGGCCAATAGACAATATAACGCCTCCAAAATTACCAAAAAAGAAAGGCGATGCGCCTTTTAAATGTTGCGGAATAGCTGAATGTGGTGAAAGAAATACATTATCAGCAAAGAAGTGCAAAAAATGTGGCGCCGAATTTATCAGCGAGAATGAAGACGGTAATTACACAATGCGAACAAAAGCACAGGCTTTGGCCATGAAGCAGGAGGAGACAAAACAAACGTATAAAGTAGCTAGCGTCATGTTCGGAACCCATTATAAAAATGGTGTGGCTATGATAAAAGCGGATTTTTACGATGCAATGAGTGAATATATATGCTCTGATTATTATTATCTTGAACATTCAGGATCAGCGCAAGGTTTAGGCATAGCAAAGATAAAGAGTTTTATGAGGGACCCTTTTCACAATTGGCGCAAACTCTGTCAATTTGAGAATGGTGCGAATGTAAAAAATACGCTGTTTTTGCTCAATGAATATTACGATCAATTCTTTTATAAAATTCGTGAGATAGAAACGATGAGGGATGGTAGGTACACTAATGTGAGTAGGTATATAACATGATAAAAAGTTTTATTGCTTATATATCAAGCTGGATATTTTATTTTTTTGGTCATTTGGCTTTTTTATCAAAAGCTAATTTCATTTGTTTTGTAATGATGAATTTATCATTAAAAATGCAAGATTGGGGAGGCAATAAAAAACCATGGACATCTTAACTGCACTAAAACAACAAAAAACAAAAGAGCCGGCGCCAGACCGTACATTATGCAATGATGGATTGCTATCGGTTAGTGATGAAGTTTGGAATTTAACATACTGGTCTCAGTTTTACGACGTGCCGGTAAATGAGCGGCATGAATTTTTAACAAGAGTGGAGAAATACAATTTATGAAATACATACTAGACGTATCAAAAACAAATTTGTCCTGGTCAGAACGCGCAAAGAATTTTAAATATCTCTGTAAAACAGGTGAGCATCAATTGGATTATGATTTAATTGAATGTGACATTCCAAAAGACATTTATGCAGAAATAATAAAAAACAAAAATGGCGATACAGATCTATTTCCAGTTGGACTGTCGCATATACCAGTTGGCGCAACATTAACG